AATACTTCTTGTCCTGGATTTACATTTAAAGCATATTCTACTCCACCTAAACTTCTTTGGATTTCATTTTGATAATTAATAGATGATTGAACATTAACATCAGGTTCTACTTCAAAAGCTAATTTTTTACCAATTAAGACTTCAGATACATTGGTTACTGCTCCATTAAATTCAGTAAAGAATTTTGTTCCAGTAGTTTCAGTTAAATCTGCTACTGCCCACCCAGCAGCACTTACTGCTGATATAGTTCCTTTGCTTGGTAAACTTGCTCTATCAGTATCTATAAAAAATGTCATAATAGTACCACTTGATACTCCATCATCTCCAGTAAAATATACTGCTGCTGCATCTGCTGTTACACTACTACCAACTGCATATTCTATTGCATCTCTATCGGCTACTGCACTAATAATAGTTCCTATGTTTTGGTCTGATGCTCTTTCGTGGTCAGTAATAGTTGAAGTAGCAGAAAAAGTAGGAGTACCACTATCTGTCATTTGTCCTTCTGTGATTGTGTTATCACTTCTATATTGATTGATTGAATCATAAATAAAATATGATGCCATTTCTAAACCTCTCTACATTGTACTGAAACTTTACCTACTTGTCGTTTCAGATTTGTTATTATAAATTTCTTACCTGACCAAGCATCTTTAAATAGTCTTGTAGGCATAGCAACAAAGCTATCAAAGGTGTCTGATATTTCATCAAATGGACTACCCAATTCATTAAAAGTGATTTCACCAAAATCTAAAGCATCACCTACTTGTAGCATTCCATATTTTTCAGGATTAACTAAAGTTGCATTGACTGTAGTTTTATATTCACCAAATAAACTCTTTCTAAAATTAACCCAACTGGAGTTTCTTGAACCTACCACATCATCTACTGAAGCATATAGTAAGTCAGGATTGATTTCTTGCTTTTGTATTGTATCATTTCCAAAAATAGTATTATGAGTAGATGCTAAGAAAGTATCTTGGTTCTCGTATTTGTTTTCTTTAGGGTGCTTGTTATAATTAACCACTAAATTGGTTTCCAAGTCTTGGGCTGAGGTTATTCCTAATTCATATCCACTAATATCGTTTTGTGATAAATCTGCTGTTGCAGTTACACTATCTTCAATAGTAAAATATCGTAAAGTAGAAACACCTGATATAGTTGATGCCTGTTGTGCCTGTGGACTTGATTGAAAGAAGAAGCACCCTTCATATTGTAATTGTTCCATTATACTTTCAAGTGAAGTTGGTTCATATAAAGCCAATCTTGTTTTCCAATGGGTTGATGTTGGAGATGTTAAAGTAGAATCTCTTAATTCTGCCACACCCTTATATCCATTATCTAAATTGTCAGTATCACCTGAAGATGAATCTATACCTGCAAAGTCTTTAATAATTTGTCTATGAATTGATACAGGATTATCTAATAAATCATTTGTAGCACTATGCCCATTAAAATCTCCAGTAGTTACATCTTGTCCTATGTATAGTTCATCTACATTTGCATTGGATTCTTGTTTAGCAATCGGTTCATCATCAGTTGCTAATGATGTTGTATAAGCTGCGAAGATGCTATAAATCTTTAAAGTAGCAGTAAAGTTATCATATGCTCCACTTGGTACATCATCTGCAAATAATCTAAATGTTAATCTAAATCTATCTTGTATCTGACCATTTTTAAATATATCAGCTAATTCAGTAGCATCTATACTTGTTGTTTGTGTGTTGATTGCTACATTGGAAGTATGAGCATTTGATATTCCACTCCCTGCACTACCTTTAAAAAATTCTGCATTCGTTTCATCAGCTAAATTTATACTTCCTGATAAATCATCTGAATGTAAATATAATTTAAAACCTGAACCACTAAATGACCCTGAATTAGCATTTCCTAAATCTACTGAGTATCGCATAGTAATATTAAAGCCAGTAAGTTTGTGCATTGGTTTTGGAAACTTTAAAAATATAGAAGCACCTGCATCTGCATTAGTATCTCCTTCATCAGGGTTAATTTCTCCACTAATTGTAGCGAAAGAAGTATCGTTTACTGTTCCATCAGAATCTAAATCTAAGGCATTAGCCCCATTACTAAAAGTAGCAGATTCAAATTCTGTTTCACTAAACATGGACAATTCATTAAAGCTCTCATCAGTTAAATCATTTGGTAATACATTAAAATCTTTTACTAATTGACTATTGACTTCTACTGTAGTTCCACCTGTCGCAGAAGAAGCATCTAATCTTTTAGCAGTTGTAGTAGAAGCAAATCCTGACTTATTTAATGGGATAAATCGTTGTACATTTTTATCATAAAATTCTAAACTTGCTAAACTTGAAGCATTATCTGCTATTTTATTTGGCAACAAAAATACTAAGTTATCATTATCATTTCTTACATAGGGAACTTTATACAAATTATATAATTGCTTAGACAATACACTTGAAGAAGATTGACCATAATCTCCTAATATATAAGGAATATCAACCCCTGAAAAATCTCCAGTTGTTTTTACTTGTGGTAATGATACATTCTGAAATGGTCTGTTAGATATCACACTTAATACAATTGTATTTCCTCTATATCCAAAGTTGCTAACCTTCCCACTAAAGATTTGTAAGGCATTAGCAGCTGTATCATCTCCATCTATTTGAGATAATATGTTTACTTGCCCATTAATATATTCGTTTCCTAATAATTCTAATAAGGTTGTACCATCTAAATCTATATTAGCAAGATTTAAATTTACTCCACCAGTTTTAGTAGTGAATCCTTTTAAATCAAGTGAATAAGATATACTTGGTTTATTCAATATAGCAGGATAATAATTGATGCTATTATAAGTAGTAGCAGAAAAACTAAATGCTAAATCAGGAGTATTGGTTGTTAAGATACTCGAATTATTATTTTTAAATATCTGTACCAACCAGTTTTCACTCATAGTTGGTGATAGCTTTGATGAATAGTTTGTATTAACAAAACTCATGTATATCTCCTAATTCTTTTAGTGGTTCGTTTAGAATAACTTGCTTTTTGTTTTCCAGCTTTAGTTGCTTTTCTTTTCTTTTTAGTTTCATAAGCATATTGAGATGATGTCATGGATTTAATCAATCTTTCAGGTAAATATCTTTCACCAGTCTTAGATGACTTCTTCCCTGACTTAGTAGTCCATTTTTGTTTAGTCCATTTGGTAAGGGCTTTCGCAGATTTTGTTTTTCTACCACGATAACCCCCACCTGCTTTTTCGTATGCTTTAACAAGAAGTTGTGATTTTCTCGCAGACCATTGTCCTGACCTCCCACCTTTAGAACCTCGCATAATACGATTTTTAATTCGTTCTCTTAGTTTAGGTTTTGTAAAGTGTTTAGACATTAGTAAATCAACCAGTTAAATCCAATTTTGGATTCATAAGACTGAACATCATACATATTTAAATATCTTCCTTCTAAGAATATTCCAAACTTCTTCGTTAGTTTCCAACCATAGACTAATCCTAAGTCATAGTCCATACCATTCTCTGCTACATCATAGTTAAATGAATAATCAGACATACCTTTGGTTACAGGATAAGCAGTTGCCCAAAAGTGAAACCAGTTCTTAGGAGTGTATTTATAATAGTCAGCACCTATACTTAAAGATAATTCATTTTGATACCCTAAGTCTTTAGCATATTCTTCATTATATTCTCTTACAATCTCACCATATATTTGTTTATAGAATTGGTCATCTGTGTTTGCAACAAGTTCACCTTCTGCATTATACCACTTGTAATCAAAGTAGCTATAACCATATTGTGTGAATTGTTCTACAAACTCATCTGTATATCCATAGAAGTATGCAAAATCCCAAAATGGTGTAAACTCATCTGTGTCAATTCCTTGTTCAGCCCACCATAAATCAATAGGTCTAAAGTCTAAGTATGCAGGGTGGCTTCTTCCAGCAACACCCATAGATAATGCTAAATTACCAAAGTCTTTTTTTACTCGCATATCTAATGCTGCAAACTCTACATCTTCTAATCCTCGAAAATCATAATTAGCTTTGGCAATAAAGTATTTACCCATATATCTAAGCATATATTGTTGGTTTATAAATTCTTCGCCAAACTCTTTATGGTCAGAATATTCTATTACATATTCCCAACCTGTAGGAACATTACCAATAGCAACACTTTCGTTAATTGGTGCTTCTTTACCTGTGTACCAAACTTCAGGTTTATTCTCATATCCAAATCGTGCTAATTTTCTAATACCAAAAGTCATAACTGTATGGTCATCAAGTTCTTCTTGAAGCTCTTGTAATTGACCACCAGATACTTGGTATTGTAATTCTTTAGTTACTGGACTGCTAAAACTATATGCTCCATATATTGTACTAAACTTAAAAAAGTCTTGTGCATACACAGAACTAAGTAATAATAAACAACCTAATATTTGTTTAAACCATTTTGCTAAATATATCATTGAAATCTCCTTAACATTATTTCGTCTATTTCGTTTCTGATTTCTTTTTTAATTTTATCTTCATCTAAATTAAAAGACAAACCAGCTTCAAATCTTTTAATCTCTTTACCAAACTCAAACATAATAATTGTAGGTACTGATTTAACTTTCCACTCATCAGCTATAATAGCACCATATTCTTTGTTATCTATACTTGCATTAAACATTAAACAATTTATTAAATCAGTTAAATCTAAGTTTGCACTAATATTCCAATCTGCATTTACTTGAACAATTACACAATCGTTCTGTGATAGTAATTGTACCTGCTGTAATGACTTTAGTTTATCTTGTGAAAACAAAGAAGATAACGATAAACATAAACCAAGCAAATATGCCATACCATAATAATAATTCATCTCTATACCTCATTTACTGTTTAAGATATAAGTTTCTATGCTCTTTATATCTTCTTTCATCTCTTGTACATCTTTTTGTGTATCTAATACTGCATCTCTAATCATTTTATCTTTTAAATCATATTCGGTTCTACTTACAGTGGGTGGTGGCAACTCTTTTGCTTCCTCAATATCGGCTTGTAGAGTAAACCAAACACCAGTAACCAATACCAATGTAGTTCCTAATGATATTAATGTTTCTAAACTAAATGTAAATTTACTATCTTTACTTACTTCCACTTCTCTATCTCCTTATAAATTAAGTTTTTCTGCTCGTCTTATAGCAGGTATGATTGTTTCTACTACTGTTTCATCTACCAATGGGGCAGATATATTTATTGTTATGTTATTTCCATTACTTGTAGGACTTGGTAATGGGGTTACATCAATTCGTTCCATGCCACTTGCATTATCTCCTACTACTACTCCATTTCCAAGAGGTAAGGTAGTTCTACCTTTTGTTACAAAACTACCACCAGTTTGAAATGATAATAATTGGTCAGTTACTTTACCAATCATAGCACCTGCACCTGCTGCTAAAACTAAATTAAATGGAAATGGGACAGATGTCATAATACTTGAAATTAATCCTGCTTGTGCTTCTGCTATTTCTGCTTTTACTACTGATGTCGCAGCTTCTTTTGCAGATTGTCCTGACAAAATAGCAGCTTGAAGATTTTGTGCTATTCTTTCTTTATGTGCATCAGCTTCAAGTTTTCTTATAAATTCAATGTTTTTCTTTCTTCCTTCTTCGTGCTTTCTTATAATTCTATCAATTTCATCATAAGTTTCTTCAACTACTTTCATATCAGGTAAAAACTCATCTTCATCAGGTATTAATGCTTGAGATGGAGAAACATTATCAGGAGCAAATTCTGATGGTTGCATTGGACCAACAAAAGTGTCAAAAGCAATTTTAATTTTTTGTTCTTGCCCAATAGAGTCAAATGATTCTTGAAGTCTATCAGGAAATCCTTTTATGTGTTGTATAACCCCACTAATATCTTCTGATATATTTGTTAGTCCAGATATTCCATCAGATAAAAAGTTTATAAAAACAAGCCCTGGTCCTTCTACAAAGCCACCAAAAGCTAATTGTAGATTCTCCATAGAAACCTCTAATTCTGCCATAGCTTCTGTTGCTCCTAAGGTTTCTTCTCCTAATTGGTCTACTTTGCTTCTTACAGACTCCATTGTAGCTTGAATAAATGCCTGTTTTCTTTCATTGTCAGTTAATTCACTTGTGCTTTTACCCAATCTTTCAGCATATATTTCATAAGCTCTATTAGTATCTACAATAATACCAAGATTATCTAACATAAGTTTGGATTGACGACCAATACCAGTTGTTAATGATTCAATACCAAATACTGCATCTTGTCCTACTGCTTGTGCTAATCGTTGTGCAGAATCAATTAAATCAGCAAATTGGTCATCACTTTCAACAATACCAAGCAATAAAGCATTATTAGCTTGTGTCATTAAATCTACATCGGATACTGTACCATTTGTTGCTTTTCTAAATTTTTCTAAAGATTGTTCATTAAAACCTACTTGATTTCCAAGATTTTTAAATGCTTTTGTTAATTGGTCGGTTTGACCTTTTAATCTTAATGATTCTTTTGCATAATTTGTTAAAACCCCAACTGCAAATACACCTGCAATAGCCCCACCTAAACCTGCAAAACTTTTCTTTAACCCATCGTTTTGCTTCTTTATATCTTTTTGTTCTTTTTCTACTTTGTTAAGTGCTTGAAC